TGTGTTTTGTAATTTATATTATAATTATATATATATTTACAACCATAAACTTAAACAAATGGATATATTTAATAATAAAACACAAATCTTTAACGACTTAGAAGAACTAAGTCAATTAGCAAATAAAATAGATAAACAAAACAAACAATTAATTAACTATATAAATAAATAATTATGAGCAGAGAAATATCATACACAACAAGAACCTTTTATGTACCAGCAAATAAAATTGATACGCTGGTAGAATTTCAAGGTAAATGCAAAGAGAACGGTCACAGGTCTTATTCTGAGGTGTTACTGAGTTTAATGGAGCAATACAACAGTCAATGATACATTATCCACACCCTCACAACGAACAGCACCATAACGATAACATATCTCATTGGTGGGCTTATGAAACTAACAAGTATTTACAAGATAGATTAAGAAACTTAGTTGTAAGAGCTAACTGGAACAAAAGAATTATTTGTCAAATAAGATTATCAAGCAATGACTTAGAAATACATAGACATAGATTTGATGGTTACATTTCACAATTAGACAACATTGCAAAACAATTAAAAACTATTGCGGTGCAATACAATGAACAAAGAATAAATAAATTAAAAACTATATTTACAAAAATTAAAAACTATGAAAATTAAAGAAATAGCACAAAAATATAATTTGTCAAAAGATGACTTTTGGGAATTAAAAAGAGGTACACGCTCAATGTGGATAATTACACACGATGCTTGTGAAAAGATAGCAGCTCAAGAAAACATACAGTTTGGCGCACCTACAATATATAGAGACAGCAACCAAGATGTTGCAATTGTTGGAGATGCAAAAAGAGGTAATAAAATAATCTGGTCAACTGGAGAAGCAAGTCCTAAGAACTGTAAAGCTCCTTACCCTTTTGCAATGGCTGAAAAGAGACTGAAAGACAGACTCGTTTTAAAATTAATAGATGCTTATCAGTATTCAATTTATTCAGATTCTGAAGCGGATAACTTTAAAAAACAATGATAGAAACAAACGTTTTAGAGGTGATACAAGTGGTCTTGCTTTGCCTCACATTGGGAGTTGTAATCGGAACTCAGTTAAATAAAAAATAAATCAAACTATATATTATGAAAAAGAATCACTTAAGTTACTCAGCATTGTGCCAGTTTAAAAAGTCACCAAATCATTTATTAGCTTACTGGAATAAAGAAACAAAAACTACAGATGCAATGCAGTTTGGTACAATAATACACAAGATGTTATTAGAACCAGAAACATTTGCTGATGAGTTTGCAATATTTGAAGGTGCGAGGCGAGCTGGCAAGCAATGGGTAGAGTTCAAAGAACAGAACGAAGGTAAAACACTAATTAAGCAACAAGAGTTAGACGATGCTAATAAAATAATTAACAACGCAATGTCACATCCAGTACTTACTGAAATGATGCAGAATAAAGAAGCTGTTGAAATTAGATTGGACTGGGAACATAAAGGAGTTGCTTTTAAAGGCTTTGCTGACCTTTTAACAACGTTTAACGGTAGAAAGTGTGTAGTAGATATAAAAACTACTTTTGATGCTGGTAGACGTTTTGAGCGTGACTTGTACTACAATGACTATAAAATGCAGTTAGCAATGTATCAAGACCAATATGATAAAGATACAGATGCTTATATTGTAGCAATAGAAACAGCAACACCTTTTAATATACAGGTTTATAAATTAGACGATAGTTTATTGTTTAAGGGCTGGATGGATTACGACCATTATACTGATAAGTTTTTAGAATGGGATGGTAAGCCACAGGGTTACTCAAATAGTATAGTAGAAGTAAAAACAGAAACAGAAGAAATATTATGAAAAAACTTGCAATAATAGGTGGTTTATCTTTGATGACTGCTGGCACTACAAGTATAGTCTGGCACAAACAAAACTTAAATTTAAACCCTAATACATTTGCAATAGCTACAGGAGGGTTTTTTGTAGCTGTAGGAATAACCTACAAATTTTAAAAATCAAAAACAAATAACAATGAATAAAAAAGAAGAAACAATATACTGCGGAAGCGGTAAAGTTATGAATGACAAATGGTTAAAAGTAACTATTAATCCAACTAAAATTGCTGATTACATTCAAGAGTATAATGGCAATAAGTTTATCAAATTAAATATTAATATAAAAGATGAGCCAGACCAGTATGACAAAAATGTAAGTATTAGTGTTGATACTTGGAAGCCAGATGCGGAAGCGCCGAAAGCTGCTGTAAAAGAAACTTCAAATGACTTACCCTTTTAAGTATTATGAAAGAATCAAAAGTCTTGAAAGCATTGGGTTTGACTTCGTTAGATATACAAAATTTGTTGATGAGCGGAGTATCAATGCCAGAAATAGCAAAGAGATATAAAATTAGTTATATCTCTTTAGTACAGGCATATAAAATTCAAAAGAAAAACTTCAAGTATATTGATTTTTTACAACCTAAAGAAGAAGCGAAGGACATTAAAAACGTGTCCTTTGCTTATGATAGGTTATATGACGAAAAATCACTTGATGAATCAGAATTAATAGCCTATTATAAATATGAATCAAAAAACAAAGCATATTATGAAATATATTGAAAAGAAAAACAAAATAATTAACGATAAATATACTGAGTATATATATAATTCTTTTGATATACAAAACAAAGTAGAAACTACAGTAAAGATTCCTATAAATTTTTCAGATTGTAAATCATTTGATTGGAACATAGGTGTTATTTATGGTGGTTCTGGAACTGGAAAAACAACTTTATTAAAAGAATTTGGTAATTTAAGTAAATGTATATTTAATGAAGAAAAACCAGTTATAAGTAATTTTGATTGGTTAGAACCAAACGAAGCTACATTATTATTAAGCTCTATGGGTTTAAGTTCTGTACCAACTTGGTTAAGACCTTTTCACACTCTATCAAATGGAGAACAATATAGAGCAGAATTAGCTTATAAAGTAGGTAAAGCTAAAGAAAACGAAACTATATTAATTGATGAATATACCTCTGTTGTTGATAGAGATGTTGCTAAAGCAATGAGTAATGCTTTACAAAAATATATAAGAAGAAACAATAAAAAAATAATATTAGCAAGTTGCCATTTTGACATAATGGAATGGTTGTTACCAGATTGGACTTATTCACCACTAAAAGGGAGGGTTGAAAAGCCCTCCTTACTTCGGCAATCAAGACCAAAAATTGAATTACAGATATTTCGATGTAGATATGAAGCTTGGAATATATTCAAACAACATCATTATTTGACAGAAGATTTAAATAAAGCTGCTAAGTGTTTTGTAACAATATGGAATGATAAACCAATAGGTTTTATAGCAATTTTACCAATGCCAAGTGGTACAGTTAAAAATGCTTATAGAGTTTCAAGACTTGTTATATTACCTGACTTTCAAGGATTAGGTATTGGAATTAAAATATTAAATATATTTGGTTCAATGTATAAAAAAAACAATCAGACATTATATATAAAAACAAGTAATCCTTCATTATTTATTGGTATGAGTAGAAATATTAAATACTGGTTTTTAAGTGGAGAAACAAATAATGTAGAACAAATTAAAAAAAATAATATAAAATTAATAAATGAAAACAAAGACAACGGAATAAAATTAATAAAAGAAAGTGTTACAAAATCTTACAAGTATATTGGAAAAGAATATGAAAATAAAATTGATATTATCACATTTAATGCTGATGCTTGGAAAGATGTAGCTCAAAATCAAACAAGATTATTTTAAACAATTAAACTATAAATTATGAAATCAATAAAATACAACGAAAAATATCACAACAATAAATTAAATTTTTTACTAAGTCATAAATCAGATAGACAAAGAACTATTATGGATATTGACACATTAATAACTAAATTTAATTCTAAATACGCTTTTATAATAGATCATAAAAATAAAAATGATAAATGCTCTATTAATCTTTATAAACAACTTTCTAATTTATCTAATATTAAATTAAATGATAATACTATTATAAAGTGTTTTATAGTAAAAAGTGAAATAGAAATTAAAAATAATGAATCAACTGCTGAAACACTAAATGCAGTTACATACATACAAGAAATAAAATTTAATAAATTTGGTAAAGAACCAAAAGATTTTATTAAAAATGAATACAATATTACTAATGATGATGTTTTAGTCAATTTTTTTAAACCTGAATTACACGAAGAAACATTAAAAAATATTTCTATATACGAACAATTAACTTGCTTTTAAACTAATCTATTATGAAAGAATTACCATACTTTAAATTTTATCCTAATCAATGGATAACTGGCTCAATATCATTTATGGACTTAGATGTTCAAGGTGCATTTATGAAAGTTTGCTGCTACTACTGGAGCAAAGAATGTAAAGTTTCAAGAAAACAAATCAAAACATTAATACCTAAACAATGGAGTGCTTTAGTAGATGCTGAGTTATTTAAGATAGAAGAAGAAACTATTAGTATTAAATGGTTAGATGAACAACACCAGCAAAGATTAGTAGAACACAAACGAAATGTAAGCAACGGTAAGAAGGGAGGCTTAAGCAGGGCTAAAGCATTAAGAAAAGATAAGATAAGAAAAGATAAATATGCAAATGATAATTTACTTAAAGTAAACGATGAAGTGCAAAAACTTCTTGATCAATGATATTAGAAGATAAAGCCACAGTACCATATTTAAAAGCATTTAAAGAAGGTAGAATTAAAAAAGGTATTGGTATTGGTTGTTTATTAGATGATTACTTTCTTTATAAGAATGGCAACTTCAATATGTTTTTAGGTTTAGATAATGTTGGTAAAACTAATTTTATATTATGGTACTTAACAGCACTAAGTAAAATACACGGTAAGAAGTGGTGCATCTGGTCAGGTGAAAACAATGCTGGACAATTAAAGCGTGATATAATACAAATGTGGACAGGTGAAACAATTAAAGATTTAAATGAATATTTATTTTACCACGATGAAATAAGTAAGTATTTTAAATTTATTGATAATAGAAAACTTTACAATCATAAAGAACTACTTAAGATATTTAAAGCAGAAGATTGTGATGGATGTTTTATTGATCCTTATACTGGTATAAACCACGATAGAAGAATATCACAGTTTGAAAGAAATTATCAAGTTTGTAATGATGTTAGAGAGTTCTGTAACAAGACAGGTAAAACAATGTTTATTGCAATGCATCCACAAACAGAAGCTGCACGTAGAGTTTATCCACCAGATCATCAATTAAATGGACATATATAACCACCAAGAAAAGCTGATTGTGAAGGTGGCCAAGTTTTTCCAAACAGGGTGGACAACTTCATTTGTTTACACCGTTTGATATCACACGATAAATTGTGGATGATGACAGAAGTCCACGTTTATAAAATAAAAGATAAAGAAACTGGTGGTAAACCTACAATGTTAGGCGAGCCATTAAGATTTGATTACAATAATGGATTAGGTTTTACAATTGGTGGTAATAATGTACTAAAACAAAAACAATGATATACAAATACGAAAACATAGAAGAGTTTACAGGATTTAAAAGCTGGACTGATAAAAGAAAAATTGATACACTTTTAGAAATAGATTGCAGTTTGTATGCACATCTTGGAACTGATTCTACTAAAGCAGAGAAAGAAGAAGTAAAAAGAAAAAGCATAGAGATATACAGAACTATTAAAAAGATAGACAAAGAATTAGGAGATGAGTTTTTATTAACTATGAATTTAAAACAATGACAGATTTAGATTATACAATTACAAAGAACAAATTAGAAATATTGCTTTTAAAAGCGCAAGAAGGTTTAAAGGTGGGTAAGGTAACACAAAGCAAATTGGATGCGGTAGAAACGCTACAAAGTAGTTTAAAATGCATTATTGAACTAAGAAGCACAATAGATGAAATAAATAAAAAGCAATTATTATTAACAATGCAAAATGTAAAAGCATATCAAGAAACTGCAGAACTTAAGAAAAAATTTAATACATTTAAAAAATGAACGGATTATTAGCATTAATTATTACAACACATTTAATCAGTTTTATAGCTGGTTCAGTTGTAGCATATTTATTTTACAATGAGTAAAAAAAGGGGTTTAAATGAATACAGACAAACAAAAGACAGCTACTATGTTAGTGGTGATACTCCTGTTGAGTATAGTATTAATTTTTTGTGTAGGTTATACCCTAACGACTCTGAGCTTGGAGCAATAATTAGAAAACACTTTCAAAAATTATGAGTTTAAATGCAAATCAGAAAGGCAAACGTTTTGAATTGCGAATCGCAAAAGATTTAGCTAAACGTTTTAAAACAGATATAAAAAGGACACCCAATTCAGGTGGCCTCAGCTTTAAAGGTGATATTTTAACTACAAGTGGAATACTATCTGAATACAGTTGGGAGTGTAAGAACCAAGAGAAACTTAACATCTGGAAAGCATTAGAGCAAAGCAAAGGAGATGCAAGGGGAACTTTAAAAACACCTGTTGTTGTATTCACGAAAAACTTTGAAGAT